GAAAGACCAATATAAAAATATGGTCACTATACTATCAGAATCAAACTATAGGTATGGAGCAATATATATGGGGGATATTGGAACTACTTATGCGGATCGTGTAGAAATGAGAAATTGGTGAACTTTACATAATAATCTTTATGCGACGCTAGGCACGAAACCATCATTTATTTAATTAAATTTAGCACATTATACCATTTATTTATCCCGAAACCTAGTTATTTAATTATCTATCCTGTAACATGTAAGAATAAAACAGAAAATATCGATATGACATCTATCCTGTAACATGTAAGAATAAAACTGACTTCTTCATTTTACTAGGTGAATGAGTTTGTGAAAGTGTCGGAATAGGTAGACGAGGTAGATAAGTAGCCAAGAAAGAGTAAGTTTGATCGACTAGGTTACAACCGAATACGAGGAAAGGCGGTCTATGGTTCTTAAAAGATAGGGAGTCATGCCCTGAAAATATAAGATAGTAGATGACCGTGGGTTCGAGTCCCACCTTATCATACAGGGTGCAAATCCCTGTCTTTCACAATAAAAGGAAATTAATTATAAATGCCAAAAAAAGCTGATTACGATATTTTAGAAATTCAGAGATTGCGTCTATCAGGTAAAAAGAGAACGCCTTTTACAGAAGTAGCGAGACAACTCGGATATGAGTACAGACCAATGATGGCATGGCTTCAGTACCACTTTGATGAAAAACCAAATGGAAAATTCGAAAGGAAGCTAAGAAGTGAATAAATGGAACATGGCAACAGGCCGCTACGAAAGGAAGTTGAAATGAATTATAAAATATTTTTTGGATTTATTTTGGGTCTTGTTTTAGTATTTTTAGGATACTTTTTGTTTAAATTTTTTACGATATTTAGACGAAGAATTATGGAGTTTTTGGAAAGCGAGGAGAAAATTTATATTCAAAAACGTAAAGAGAAAGTCAAAGAGCCATGGAAAGAACCACTTTGGAGTAGAGTTTCTATGATTGTCTTGTTTTTATCGGCGACGGTTTTTCAGGTTGGTGCCGTTGGTTATTTTGTTTACACAATTCACCAACAAGGATATGTAGACATAGCGATAACAGTAGGGTTTTTATTTGTTATCATAAAACAAAATGAATTTTTTCAATATTTAACTGAAAGATGTAATAAAAAATACGATAAATCTATAAATTTCATAAATGGGTGTACATTTGGTCTAGTTTTTAAAACGATAAAATCTCAAGATGAAAAAATTAAAGTTCTAGAAAAAATTGTATTCCATACGAAAGGAAATACAAATGAACATGGCAAGCAGGCCGCTACGAAAGGAAGTTGAAAGGAAATGAGTAAACTATTTTACTATTTAATGATTAATTTACTTTCTATAATATGCGTATCAGGAGCAATTTTTTTAATGTGGGAAGGTAAAAAAGGGTGGGGATGGTTGATTTTTATAGCAATACTAGCTGGACATACCTTTGGAAATAAAAATGAACATTAAACACTGGGCATGGCTGCCTGTTTCTATTTTTATGTGGATAGTGGTGTATTTAGGAATAGAGCTTCTTCCCGATCTATTTATGGAGTGGAGCAAAGGAGCTAATCGTGGGTGAGGAACTAAAAGACATAAGGGGCCAGGTATTAATTAGAAAAACTAGCGTTAAAGACAAGGCGGGACACCAGCTTTTTTGGATTTTGGGAGTCGTATCATTATCGGATGCTGTGGATTTAGAAGACGAAAATTTATATTTGGTTAGTGGCAATGTTGAAAATGGGGTTAAAAAAATCATTTTTCACTCTAAAAGCGGTAAAAAATTATCTGATTCTGGCCGATTCAGTGATCCGACTAATGTCTCAATAGGTGACGTAGCAGATCAAAATTCATGGGCAATACCTGAAATTAAAAAGAATGATGTTATTGACGGGGAAGTTTAGATGACTATTCCAATGATCTTTTTTAAAGAAATCGAGGTTAACCATGGTTAGAAGACTTTATAGGAGAGGCAATGGAAGTGGACAGCCTGAACCTGACTCTGGATTATTAGACGCACATCAAAAAGTAATTAGAAAAGCTTTCTTACAAGCCAGACATAACGGCTGGACCGATTGTGTACATGCAATTAGAGAAGGGGTTTTTGAATTGACTAAAGAAGGTATCGAGGTAAATCTAATTCACATTACCCTTATTTTAGATGTGGCTGAAAAACCCGATTTAATAAAGGGAGTTAAGCGTGGATGAGGGAGTGAAATTAAAGACGTGTCCTTGAACGAATGGAATAATCGTGGTGAACCTGGGGAAATTAATGTAGCAATATGGCTTGCAGGGTTCGACCTGAAACTGATAGTTTTCCTAGTGCCAAAAGAGCCGCGAACGAATGGAATAATCGAGGTGAACCATGGGTGACTTAAGAACAAAGGTGTTTTTTAAGTTCAAGGGTCGTTGTGCTTATTGTGGTGAATATATCGCTTTACAAGATTTTAATGTGGACCATCTTATACCTAAACAAAAGGGAGGAAGTAATGATATTGATAATTTAATGCCTTCATGCCGATCATGCAATTCATGGAAAGCGGCCTGGACCCTTGAGGAATTTAGAGATGTTATTGAGAGACAGCAAAAAACATTAACAAAGAACAGTGCCGGATACCGATTATTGGTTAGATATAAAATGGTCAGAGAGCTTGGTGATCCAGTAGAATTTTTCTTTGAAAGCGACGTGAAGCGTGGGTGAGACAATGAAAAAAACAATTAAAGCGAAGCATCTAATGGGCGATTTTTTGCCCTCAGAACCGGGAACTTGTGAAATTTGCTCTGTTGAGCACAAACCAGAACTTCCACATGATGCTCAATCACTCTTTTACCAATACAAGTTTTATAACGAACATGGTCGATGGCCAACTTGGAAAGATGCAATGGCTCATTGCAGTAAAGAAATGAAGAAGCATTGGGTTTCTGAATTAAGAAAGAAAGGCGTTGAAGTTAATCGTGAATGAGGTAGTGAATACATGACAAATTACTGGGAGATGTATGACACAACTGAACCTATAGCACGAAAAGGATACGATTGTGATGCCTGCCATTTAATTCACGATTTTATTAATGAATATGGAGTAAAAGGTACTGGTTTGAGCTGTTCTGAATTAAGAACCTACATAAAAGCGAAGCGTAATGGATTTAAGATAAAACCGGGTGAAAAATACAATAGAGTACACGGGGTATATGATGGGATATTTCAAACTTATAGATCTATCCCTGCTATAGAAGATATCTGTCGAGAGCACGATTTGGCTTGTGATGAATAATCAACAAGGACCAGTTAAAGAAAGCGAGGTTAATCGTGGGTGAGAGAGTGAATATATTTATATGTAAATGTGGACAAGAAATAGAATGTTATAAACTTGGAAAAGGGTCAATACTAATATGTGGAAATTGTGAAACTATTTATGAGAAGGGATGTTACTTTCACTGGCCAAGTTTTTTAGTATACATGATTGGAATATTGATCGGACTAATAATTTGGGCAACGTGGATGTACTTAACATAATGCTTTTTATGAGACACTAGGCTCGGATTGGAGTGAAAATTATGAGAAATGATATTAAAATTATTGATATAAAAGATTGGTCAGGAATAGAGCTTGTTAACTATTTACAAGATAATCAATTCGACACTGACCAGTATTTTATTGATTTTAAAAAACAGAGTTTAGAAATTAATATGGTTATTTATCAAGAAAAATAACTCCCTTGGGGGGCAATAAAAGCTGTTAGGCTCGGATTGGAGAGAGATATGAATGAAGAATTAGATTTAATATGCCCAACTTGTAAAAGAAAATTTTATGGTTCTATTGAAGGTCAATATTGTCCAGAATGTTGGCGTGATTGGGTACATGATAAAAAAGAATGTGGATGTGATAAACGCATAAATTTAGCTGATCTTGAAGAACCCCCTCCTGGGGGCAATAAGTAATGTGTTTTATGAGACATTGGAGGCTATTTTGAGATTAAAATTAAAAGGAAAAACATTTGCTGTATATTCTCACAACAGAGAATCTAGGAATGAAAGTATAACATGTTTTAAATGTGGTTTAACAAGTTGGTCTCAAGGTGATTTAGACCACATGTTTTGCGTTAAGTGTGATTTATGGCATGACAGGAATGATGTTACTGTTTTTAATAACGTCCCTCCTGTTTTAATAACGTCCCTCCTGGGGGGCAATAAAGGCTGATGGAATATTTTTTAGAAAAGGAATTGAATGATAGAACTTCTAAACAACTAGTTGAGGACCAAGCTCAAGATGATGGACTATGGTTTAAAGCGGAACATATTACAGAACAATATTTGCAATCAGCATTGAGGTTGTTAAGTTATGCAGTTGAAAAGGAAGCCAAAGGGGGCAATAAGAGCTGAATTTTTGAAACCCTAAAAACAAATGTTATTATTTATTTATCCATCTAAAATTCCTGCCAAGTCGAACAGTTTCTTGGCAGGTTTTTTTTACCTAAAATTGACATTGATGCTTTAATTAATTTAGGTATGAATGACCTTAATGAAAAACAAAAACGATTCTGCGACGAATACCTCATTGATCTGAATGGAGCACAGGCAGCAATACGGGCAGGACATTCCAAAAAGACAGCGCGTTCCATAGCAAGTGAAAACCTTACTAAACCTAACATCATTGAATATTTGAACAAAAAGCGTGAAAAACTTCAGGAAAAGGTTGATCTCAATCACGAATGGGTGCTCAAGAATTTTAAGAAAATATATGAGAAATGCATGGAAGATATTGAAGTAACAAACAAAGATGGAGACCTGTTATACACCAAGTTCGATTCAGCAGGTGCAAACAAGTCAAACGAAATGATTGGTAAGCATCTTGGCTTTTTTAATGAAGATGAGTCAGGCGATAAAACAAAGCCGCTCGTTATAAACATCCAAACAACAAAGGAGTAAACATGGAAAAGTCTGAAGGTGCTTGCAATCAGTGTAGTAGCGAATTAAAAACAATATTGCATACATTCCATAATGTTTGTGTAAATGCCCCATGTCCAAACTATGGTCTATTTCAGGTCCCTTCACAGGTAATGGATAAATTCCAAAAAGATTTAAAGGAGAAGCGTTAAAATGGATCAAACACTATTCATGCAAATCATCACCATCAAGTTATTAATAATCATCACCTCAATTATTGTTAAGCGTGCTTTTTATATGGCTACCATAAAACGAGATCCCATAAGGGCATTTTTCCCATTCATTACAGAACCGGGTCGAATCCTGATTAATAAGAAAACAGGGGAGGTCAAAGACGCTAAAAGCTGGGCTAGTGGTGAGCCACGGAACGCTAAACACTGGACTGAAGAAATCAAGGAAGAGGTCAAAGAAAAAGAAAGTACAATGCACGAAGGATAATGGCTTCTACTCTTTATAACGAAAATGACGAGCTTGATATCAAGCTTAATCCAAAACAATCAATAATTTGGAATTCAATCTTTAACCCCGATATGACGATAAAACAAGATGTGTATAGGGAGTTCTCGTATTGGGGTGCTTATCGTTGTGGCAAGTCGTTAATTTATATGATGATAGCCGCTATTATTTGTAAACAAGTGCCTGGCTTAAATAGGCTATATTGCAGGGCCACATACGGTGAGCTTGAAGATTCAGTCATTCAGCAGTTTTTACAGCTATTCCCACCTATCTTGGCTGGTTACAGGTACAAGTTTCACAAAAGGGAGGCAGTCTTTGATAATGGTTCAGTAATAAACTTTAGGGCCTTTGATAAGGACACCAAGATACTTTCAAATGAATACGACGCTGCCACATTTTGCCAAGCTGAAGAAATACCACACAGGCTATTTTTACAGGTTATAGGTCGATTATCAGGAAGTAAGCTACCTAAAAACTTTCTATTCATTGAAGGGAACCCAGAAGATGATTGTTGGCCCAAAGAGAGATATATTGAGAATGGGGTACCAGACGATTGTTTATATGTTGAGGGATCGACATTTGATAATCAGGACAATCTTCCTAAAGATTACATACCAAATCTATTAAAGGAATTTCCCCAAGATTGGGTAGACAAATATGTGTATGGAAGGTGGAGCGTAAAGGTAGGACGTGTTTATAGTGAATTTAGGCCAGAAATACATGTTATCGAACCTTTCAAAAACGGTATACCTGACCATTGGTATTCAATTATCGGCTTTGACCACGGTACCGAGAATCCGTCTGCAAAGGATTGGTTGGCAGTGGATGAAAAGGGCCGAATTTTCATTTACGACGAATACTACGAAAGGAGAAAGCACCCCTTCGAGCTGGCAGAAGCCAGCAAAAGACATGGAAGTCTTACCACGGTTAGTGATTATAATATCAAAGCCAAGATACCCAAGGCGAATGGAACTTGGGGAAGTATATGGGGAGACTTAGAAGAAGAAGGAATGCGATTAGTTGAAGCCACAAAAGACAAGAAAGCAAACATACTTCTCGTTAATAGCCTTTTCAAACAAAATAGGCTTTTTATATTCGACACATGTTTAAATACGATAAGGGAGCATCGTAAATATCGATACAAGCCAGTGAGACCAGGTAAAGATGAAAACCATTCGGAAGAGGTGATAAAAAGTAATGACCATACATGTGATGCGGTTCAATATGCCATTCGATATCTAAAGGATAAGAAGGTTACTGAACCCACGCCATACGCCAAAGAACATACCTTTGAATATCATGTTCATAGGTACGAACAAGATTTAACACTAAACAATGGATAGGAGAAAAAAATGACTATTAAAGTGCTTACTAATGAAGAGTTGTCTGCGAAAGTAATGAATATGGATTCAGAGATATTAGAGCTTAGGGGAAGAACTACCCCTTGGGGATTATCGGAACAGATCGAGCAATTAGGAATGATAATCGATAGGAGTGCTCATGAATTTTCCTTATTGAAACAAAAACAGAAAAAGATGGAAGAAAATGCCGTAGAAGAGGTTACTAATAAAGAATTGACTAGATTATGGATTCAAACGGGAGTACCACAAAAAAATATTGCTAAGAAGTTTAATATTGATGAAAGCAATGCTCATAACTGGGTGCATGGAAAATTGCAAGATAAGCGTAAAAGACATTTATTGAAACTATTCTTACTTGAGCACCTAAAATAATGCCAGCCTACGATTATAAATGCAGTGATTGCGAGATTGTTGAAGAGAAGATTCATAACATTGACCAAAAGCCACACTACCTATGCCCATTATGCAATAATTTGATGTTTAGGTACTTTGGCAACCAAACAGTTAGATTTGATGGCCCATTACACGAATTCGTGGATATAAGCGGCGAACAACCCCGCGTCATTACCAGCAAGCGGCAAATACGAGAGATCGAACAAAGAGAAAATAAAGTATTGGGAGGTCATGATGAAATTAGACAAGAGGCTAAAAAAAACATGAAAGCTCACAAAGCAAAGTTAGAAGCTGAAAGTAGCGATACATTAATGAAGGATATTGTTAATCTGCGTAGGAAATGTAAAGGATATTAGACGGGGGGATTTGGAGTAGTCTCACGGGGGGATTTAAACAGGGACTTCCAATAAACGCAAGATTTCGCAAGTGACTCGTAAATGTCAAAGTTTATGATGTTAATATGCCCAATGATGAGCGAAATCCTTTAATCGAGTATCTAAATAAATTGAGAGCAAAAGCTATAGAAGCACAGCCTACTAGCAAATTAAATCAATTTGAAAAGTATTATCTTGGTCAACAACAAGGCCGTAATATCAAAAATTTCTCGAACATTATCAAGGCCATTGTACAAGCAAAAGTTACTATGGTACTTGATGCTCAAATTGGTACAGCAGTAAGACCCCGTGTTTTAAGACATGCTGGCTTTGACCAATTGCAAAATATTGAGGACTTGGCGCAAGTAATGAATGGGGCATTAGATCATGTTAAAAAAGATAATAAATTTGACCAATTAAAGAAAAAAATAGTTAGAAGGGCAGCTAAAACGGGACTAGGTATTGTTGAAATAGTTTGGGACCAAGATAAAAACGAAGGAATGGGTGATGAAGAAATAGGGGAAATAAATCCAAAGAATTTTTACCCAGATCCCGATGCTACAAAGATAGATAATGCTAACTATGTTTTCATAAGGTCTAAAGATTCAATTTTTTCCCTTAAAAAGAAATATCAAGATAAGCCAGAAATTATTAAGAAGCTGAATGCATTAGTTGGACAACAAACAGATGTTGGTCAACCACTAACCAAACCAAATGTAACCAAGGACCAATCAAGGGGAATTCGAACCGTTCAAAATGATGAAAATGTAGCGCAAGTTTTTATTCAAGATACTTATGGCGGTATAAAACAAGCCCAATCAGATATAGAGGTATGGAAATGCTATATTCAAGATGACAGTATTTGGATACAGGGGGATGATACAGGATCACAAGAACCTGACGAACAAAAGGAAGTAAAAGCAAAAAATAAATTCAAGTACCCCAATGGCCGCGTAATTATATATGCAGGGACTACAATCCTTGAAGATAAGCCCATCGATTACCCATTTGGCTATCCATTTGAAATTTTCTACTGGGAAGATACTGACACCATTTGGGGCAAAGGTGAAGTTGAAGATTTAATACAAATACAAGATCGAATTAATAGAGCCTACCGTAAAGTTCAGGAGATCGTTGCAAAATTTCATATCATTGCTCTAATTGACCCATCCTCAGGAATAGATAAAAACGATTTCAATAGGTTTGACATTTTACAGGTTGATCCAGGAGGATTACAGCCGGGT